GATTTAGCGGAAGCCATTTTCTTCCCCGGCTTCTTTCGTTTCTTCTTAGCCATAGTTTACTCCTGTAATGGGGACCTAGGGGGATTAGTTTTATAAGGATGATCAGACTCTAAGAGATCTGTCTTAGCGTATTTATGTGCCAAGTATCCCTCTATCTTTTCTCGATCATCTTCTGATATAGTACCATGATAGAATATTAACTCATATAATTCTCCGTCCCAGTTCGCAGTACTCAACCCAGTAGTAAGAGCGTGTTGACGGGCTCCTAAAGCGAAATGTGATGCGTTGAGCATATTCCCTGTAGACGTACCTGAATAAAGGTTACCGGATCCTGTCGAAGTGTCGGTGTAGGATCTAAGCGTACGGTTTGAACTTTCTCTCCCCGCACCAACAATACCATAATCTCCGGGAGCCCAAGCAATCGACGCTTGATTAGATTCTACAGGAGACTGATTATAATAAGACTTATAGTTAAAGTTTATTGAGGTACTACGAGCCGCTAGAGTAAAGTCCCTGACGTAGTCACTGCATAGGATATACTTCTGTGTATCTACGTCCGTACCGTGTTTCAGCATAAGCATGAAATAGAAATCATCGGTCCCTACATCGAACTCATCATCTCCAACCTCATCGTCACTGAATAAAACATCATTAGATCCATCAAAATCTATACCCTGAAACCCATTCAGCTCTGCACTAAAGTGTGGTTGGTTGGCTTCAACGTAAGTGTTATTGAACTTGATCCCATTTCCCGATCTATCCTCTGCTTCTGCAACGTCATTAGCATCTCCCGAAGAAGGGTGTAGATACTCAGGCGATAACCAGCATTTGATCACCGTTGAACCTAGTTGGGCCGGTGTCCAGATAGGCCCAAGATGTACATTCCACGATGTATCCCAGTCCTCGGGTACAAGATAGCCCCGATTGGTTAGGATCTCATCGCGTATAGATAACACATGGTCTCTCGTGCCTTTAGTAATCCACTCGTTTTGGTTGAGTTTCAGAATACTATTGGTTTCAGTCCCTATAATATCTAATGTGTGTAGTCTTAGCATTATTTAATCATTATATCAAACACAAGACTAAAGACACCAGTTAGTATGATACTCGCCACGAAAGCCGAAGCATATACTTTTGTATCGAGGACAGACAGCTTACGTTCAATATGGTTTAATCTCTTATCGATATCAGTTAGTCGGTTATTAGTTCTCTCAAGCTCGTGTAGGACGAGCTTCTTGTACTGATCCCAGCCGTTCGGAGTAACTCCCATCACGCCCCTCCTTGTTGCATCTGCTGCATCACTTGTTGTATACCAGCCCCGCCGGTTTCTTGGAGATCCTGTTGGGCGGCCTGCTGAGCGGCACCTGTAATGGCTTGATTGACCATTTGCTCTCTACCCTCTGTGGCCCTAAGTTTCGATTGCTGCTCTGCCATAGCCATCTGCTCCTGTTTAAGTTCTTCTTCGCTTTTAACCCACAACTCAGGATTAAACCCAAGAGACGTAATGAGGGCCTTACCATATTGATCCCATCTAAACATCCCCGCAGCATTCTCCGGTAAGTTACGTACCATCTCACCCATCTGCATAAGTTTTTGTAAGTCAGAATCTCTGCTTAAAGCCTGTAGGCCGGTAACTATTTCGACATCTAATAAACCCTCCTCGCCGGAGAACATGTCTTGTAATCTTGGATCGACATCTCCATTCGAAATCATGAGAAACAGCACACGGGAAACCAGCGGCTTCATTAATTCCCTAGCAATAGCTGAGAAAGCTCCGCCCAATACGTGCTCAAGCTCCTGACCAATCATCCGTACGGCAGTAGCTGTAACTCTCTCGCCTTGAGGTATACTTGCGGAGTCTAACAAGAAAGCTCGACCGATCTCTCTTCTCAAAGTCTCTACGCCAACCTGAGTATGACTGATCTGTGGATTCATTGTGGTTGCGGGGGAGACTACATGGACTTCATTAGGCCTAGCAGTTATCCACCCACCCGTAGGAGTACCATTAATATCATCAACCTCGGCCATCCCTGTAGGATCCACAGCCATCCAGAAGATGGACGCAGCTGTGATACCGTTAATTAATCCCTCAGTAAAACCTTCGAGGGCTTTAATATCCCCTATTAGATCCTCGCAATGACTGCGACCATAATTTTCTCCAGCGACACCTGTCCACCTTAAGACAATAAAGTTAGGCACTTTAAAGCTACCCGAGTTTTTGGTGTTTCCATCCCTGTCTTCGGTTGTCGATACCCATTCTTGATCTTTATCCTTCACAAGCCGGGTCCACAGAGCTCGATACCCCTGCCTGTTTTCCATATCCTCCGAAGCGGAATATAATAAGTCTTCACTTAACTCTGAAGCGGTCGATTCGTATTCCTTATAGATTATCTCTTCAGGGTTGCCGTTAATGTCTCGTCTAACAACGAAACGATCTAGGCGAATTAAACGTAACGACATATCATCATCAAGGATAACCATCACATCCCCAACTATGATTAATTGCTGAAGGATTTGGAAGATAGAATCCCGTAGGTTACTGGATGAAAGTTTATTGTAGACTTGTAAGCTTAAGGCACTTAAATAGGATTCGATCTCAACCTCGGGCTCAAGACCCGAATCCAACTCAAACCTAAAGAAAGGCGTGTCGTTAAGAGGAAGCAGTGCTGATAACATCCTACTAGACATCGCGGTTACCCCACGAGCTGCGGTAGAACTATAAGGCTGAGGTAACTGCATCTGTTCCGTCCACCCGTCTGGCGGAAGAATGCTAGGTATTGTAATACTAGCACAAAACCTAGCTCTCTCAAGCTTACTTATTCGCAAGCCGTCCAGTATTCGGAATCTATCGGCGTTAGAGGATGACATAGGACTACAGAGGCCTCTTGTTTACTGTGGTTTGTCCTGGACTTTGTGGGTTTTCTGCCACAGAACCCGTAGGTTTTACACCCGAGACTAGAGAAGACCACATAGACACAACCTTAGATTCAGTATCACTGCTTGTTGTATCAGTCTCACTACCTCCGGAATCCCTAGCAGCTTCCTCTTGTTCTTTAAGAAGAGCTATCCTTTCTTCCTCGGTTCTCTTGATCTGATCTCTCCTTTGAGTCTCGATTGCCTCTCGCCTACGCTCTGATTCTTCTTGGTAAGCTCTTGCTTTTTCTTGTCTTTTTTCCGCTAGGTTAGCTTCCTTCTCAAGTAAGGCTTCTCTCTCAGCTGCTGACGGTCCAGCCGGAATATGTGGTGCACCAGCCATAAGTCACCTCCTTTTGTTTTGTAATTTAATGATAGACTCAAGAGCCTGAATCACCTCAATGCGACCGCTTTGCTTAGCGGCAAGTCTTGTAAATACTTCGCTGTTTACTAAGTCCGTATACTCTTCACCGGGGAACTTATTCCTCAGATACTTTGGTAGATCTTCGTCTAGTCTTGGTAGCTGCTTCCAGTCCATCAAGCTTCTCCTCAATATCATCTATCTTTTTCATAAGTCCCCGGATAACTAACAACATTTCAGCGGGGGTTACTGAAGCATTCATCTTAATTTTACGCTCAATATTCTCTAAGCTATGATGTGACATTTACATTCTCCGTTAAGTCTACGACCTCACACGCACCCCCATGGCACGCAAGCTCTTGTGAACCAGTAGTATGATCTTCTGTCTCATACCGAGTTAATTTATCCCAAGGCAAATCGAGAGGCATCTCTAAGACGAGAGTCTCATACTCGTACTCAGTTAAGGCTTCGAAAGGAGCTTGGTCATATATATTATCATCATAAGGGAGAAAGGAAACGCCTGAGATATAATCCCAATTCTTCCAGACCCAGTCCCCAATCGCCATGAAGTCTTTATCAGTATATGATACAGTGATACTTGGTTTATGATCACACCAATGCTTTTGATACTCAAGCCAGAGATCTAGGTGATCTGCGGGATTAAGTTCTGCTTGGGTGATACAATCCATAGGAGACTTGATAGGGAAAGAAAAGATTACAGTCTTATCTGTATTCGCTAGGCAGGGCTCGTTGGGGATACCGTTGTCTATCATAAACTGACAGATTGGGTCGGTAATATCAATACGTACACGACGTACGTAGTATTGGGAATACCTAGGGTGTAAGCCAGAAGCCGTACCAGCCACAAGACTCGTAGTTCCTGAGGGCTTACAGCATGTCAAGGCTTTCGACGGAGGTATCCCGAGCTTCTCTGACCACCGAAGGTTGGTCGCTTC